GGTTGTTTGATACGTTTACTAAGTTTTGTAAGCTGTTCAATGTAGCTTCAACAACTGGGTCTACAATAGCGATACGACCACCTGAAGGAACATTAGCTTTATCAAATGCTAATTTCATAGCGATGATGTCATCTAATGTCATGTTACGAGTAGAAGCTCCTGCTCCACCTGCAACCCAACGATGTGGACGACCATTTACTAAGTTAGCATTTGCTGCTGTTTGAGCAGAGTTAGTAGCTGATAAAAACTTAGTTTCATGGTTTTCACCTAATGCACGAGTAGATTCCATAGCACGCATAGCCATGAGTGTATCTACTTGAGAACCATCTTCACGAAGGTCATCAGAAACTTTCCAAGCATCACCGATATAATCAGTAATAGCAAGAGTTAAGTTACCTGTGTCAATAGGAGAAAAGTTAAGAGGTGTATCCTCAGCAGCATCTTGAAGAGTTACAGTACCTACTGTCTTGATGTTAAGAGTTGTACCTGAACCAAAGTCAGTTACGTCTCTCCACATACCTTCTGGCAATAGATAGTCGTGTAAGTTCTCAAGAATAAACTGTGAATACTGTTGAGCTTCAATAAAAGCTGTAGTATTGCTAGTTAATTGTGACATAATATTTCCTTATTATAATTGAGATTTAACTTTCTCACCTGCGTTTCTCCATGCAGCCAACATATCTTTAGTAGAAGCTCCTTTTGGGACCTTAGCAGATAATGGTGGCTTAGCTGTGTTGTTTAAAGCTTGTGTATTAACAGAGCTTGATGTTTTACCTATTGGTGTAGGTTTAGTTTCAAATCCTGCAAGCTTCAATACAACATTAGGAGATGTTGCAGCTAAGTTATTAAGTTGTTGTACAGTTAGACCTGCTTCTTGAGCAATCTTATTATAAGCAACTTCAGCTTCAGTTCCATACTGTTCAGTAAACTTACTAGCTACTGTACTTGCATTTTGCTTTGCTTTAGATTGTTGCTCTTTTTGCTCAATAGTTTGATTAACTAACTGCATTAATCTATCTTGATCAAATTCAACACCTTGAGGGGTTGCCTCTGTTGGTTGAATGCCAGACTTCATTTCATCTAGTAGTTCTGCTGCAGTCTTACGTTTTGTTAGTTCTTCCTTCAACTGAGCCATCTCTTCCTCTAGGGTTTTGATATGCTCTTGTGCATGAGGAACTGACTTTAACGCATCTTCTGCAGATTTATACTTTTTACCTTCTCCTACAAAGTCTAGAGCTTCTGTCGGAATCTCAAACTTAGGGGTAGAAGTATCTGCTTGCTGAGTCTCTTGGGTAGTCGACTCGGAAACTTGTTCTTCTTGTGTAGTATTATTATTATTATTATCTTCAGCCATTATTTTTCTCCTTGGTCAGGAATAAGATTATATAGTTTAGAAAAAGCCTTTTGAAAGCCAAGTTGATAAGCTTGATGTTCAGACCAGGCAGGTAAAGAGAAATTATCTTCATCAACACACTTACGTCTTGACAACTCAATCTGTTCTGTGAGATAATCTTTTAACTCTTGAAATACCTGATCTTTAGTAAGCTTCTTAGCTTTATCTGATTTTAAATCCATATAAATATTATACCATAAGTTGTTCTAAAAGTCAAGTTAAACTTGAGGCTCTTGAGGAGGAACTTGTCCTTGTGATGCTCCTGAGAGTATTTGTTCCTGTTGAGCCAACATTTGCTCTTCCATTCCTGGTTGAGCTTGTTCAACTTGCATACTTGCTTGAATCTCATTAATGAGTTTCTGTGTCTCTGCTTGTTCAAAGATAGCTGCATTGTCCTTGATAAACTCATAGTCTTCAAAGCCCATATATTCTTCAACCATCTTAGCAAGACGTTTAGCAGAAATATGAGGAGCTATAAGTTGTCCCATAGGACTATTAAATAAGCCAATCATGTTTTGAACGAGCTGAGCTCGAGCAGCATAGTGACGAGCACCGATAGGACGGAGCTTACCTCTAGCTGTAATGTCTTCTTTAGTAATAGATAAGAAATTGGCAACACCAAGATCATCATCCATTACTCTAGAAACTTCTACAATATCCATATTACGTTTAGACATTTCTAACATGGTATTAAGAATTGGTTCTAAGAATTCAACCTCAAACTTGTTAATCTTATGTTGGAAGATTCTACCTGCAGCATTTTGTAGTTGTTGTACTTCAAATGCTGTCTTTTCACCAGGACTTCTAAAGCCCATAGCTTCTTTAGGAGCACCTGCCATTTCTTCCATAACATTAAGGATAGCTGCTATTTCATTGTTTACTTGGAAAGCAGCAGGGTTAGGAGGCATCATACTTACATCACCATCTTCAGGGATATGAATTACTTCTTCAGGACCCCATGTAAATGGTTCTACATCACCTTTAATTGCAATCGGTGGATGTATAGTTAAATCTAGTGCATCTGCTTTTAAGTTTTCTAAGTGATCTACTCGATACTGCATACCAACTAGATTGTCTAAAGGACCCATAGCATATAAGTTGTCTGGACGAGTTCTCCATCCAACATGATGTTTTGTATCTTTACCTAAGTAAGAAGGATTTTCTACATTACGGATAATAGTAGAACGATCCATAATAGTAATAATCTTACGTTCTAGTAATTCACTTTCTTGTTCATCATAGATGTCACCTTCAAATTCTAGTATTTCTACTAAACCTGATTGATAATATTCTTGTAATGAACCAAAGCCATCAATATGATAAGCTTCTGCTTTATTAACATCTTCTTGTCTGAATGAAGAGATGCTCTTACGAACTTCCATAGCTTTATCTACGGCTTCTTTGTCATAGTTAAGATCAGGTCTATATTTAAGATCTTTTTGTAACTCACCTATTGTTTTTACATATCTAGTAAATTTAGGAGTTTCTTTAAAAGAAGCAGCAGTAGGATTAAATATAATATCAAATGGTGATATTCTAGCTAGTTTAGGACCACGATAAGTATTAATTATTTCTTCTGTAAAAGGATCTTTATGCTCTTCATTTACATATTGAACTTCAGCAAACACGTTACCATAGTCAATGTAATCATAAACTAATTGTGATATTGTTTCTCTGAATCCTGATTCTTTTAGTTTAGTTTTAAGATAAGATTCAATAGCTCTTCGTTTCTTTGCAGTAGAATCTTCTAGATTACTACCTTCCCACTTCATCCAATTATCATTTGGAAACAACGCATCCATATAGTTAGCATGTAAGTTGTCTCTAATTTGAGTAAGCTTAGGCAGAGTAGTCTTATTCTTCCAAGGAAGTTTAGAGTTAGTAGTTTTAGTTGTATCTGTTGCAAATAAATAGTTCCTTAGTTCTCGCCATTCTTCTTCTTTATCTTGTCTTTGAATCCACCAGTTATTATATAGATGAGATAGCTGTCTAGCTAATCCATCTCCTTCTAATAACCTTTTGATTTCTGCTACTTTTCCTGCCATAGTTATTCCTTATTAATAAGATACACCACCAAAACGGGAGTGTGTTACTATATTTCTACCTACACTAAAAGCACCTACACGCTGTTTAGGAATTACAGCTATTGCGATAGCGTTTGATAGAGCATCTTTAATATCGTCATGAGGTGGATGAGTCATGACTAATTCTTCTTCTAATGATTGACAATTACCACCTTTATAATGCCATACTTGTAGGTTGTCATACTTAGGTTCAAGTACTGCTCCTACTCGTTCTTGTTTGTCACCTAAATGCCTAGTAGGTCTAAACTCTTCAATAGAAAGAGGTATACCATTAGGTTTTAAGTAGCTCTCCTTAAGCTCCTTAACAATCGTTTGCTGAGCTACTGTGGTCTCTGCTCTGAGTTTTCTAAAGCCCCACTTTTGCCATGCTGTAAGAATGTGAGTGTAATAATCTACAATACGTTCTGTTTTAAATCGATCTATGTCTAAAACATAGAAGTTCCCTTGATGATCTACTCCTACAACTACTAAAGCTGTGTAGTCAGCTTTCTTTCTTAATGAGAACGCAAAGTCAATCGCTGCATAGACGTTAAGTTTACGATCACGCATATACCAGTCACCTTCTTTATTCTGTAGAATGTTTCTATCATAATATTGAAAGTTATCTGCATTAATTCTAGCTGTCTCATTACTATTAGGATTGTTATAGTACTGAGCATAAAACTGAGTATTGTCTACATATTTAGCTTTGATTCGTGCTAACTCTTTAGCATCAAATCCAAAAGCTTTACCATCTGATCTTGTTTGTTTAGCCCATAGAAACTCACCATTGGTTTCTACGACTCTTTGAAATAATTCATACACTGGATCTTCTGAAACTAACTCTCCATCTTCATCATAAAGAGTTTCTTTCATATTAATCATCGTATCATAAATATCTCTGGGGTGATAACGAGTACCAACAACCCACTCATAAGCACCAGGATTTTCAATGGAAGCCAGTTGACTATATGCTGACGATACTTTTTCTCGTCCATCTTGAGTATAAGCATTACTAGGCACAACAATGTCGTCAAGAACAACAACATCAGCGTGGAAACCAGTAGTGTTTGAAGTAAGTCCAACTGCCTTACAAGTAGCATCCCTAATTCCTTCTAGTTTTCTTTGTGGGTGATCTACTGCAATCTCAGCAACTGCCCACTTCTCTCGTTTACCTTCCTCTGGATGAATCATGTCTGACCAGTAACGTCTATATATTGGATTGTCTAAGATCTGTTTAATAGCATATAATTGTTTCTCTGCTAGGTCAGCCGTAGCAGATACATATAGAATAGTTGTTTCAGGATGTTTAGTAATCCACCAAGCTGTTCTATAAGCAATTAACTTAGACTTCATGTGTCCTCGAGGAAGTAATACTAATTGGTTTTGTTTAGCATCTTGACGATGCCACCATTGTATTAGTTCTTCGTGAATAGCACCTAACATTAAGTGAGGAGCTACTAACTTAATAAATGTTAAAAGATCAGCTTCTGCTGCTTCTCTTATTTGATCTATGCTAGCTTTACTCATTAGTCGTTCCAACTATCCTCGTATGAAGTTTTATTATTGTTATCAGTCCAGTCATTACCTATGAACTTAGGCTGAGTATTATTTAACCATTTCTGTAATGTAAGAAAGCTACCACCCTTTGGTCCTGTTCTGGCTGTATGCTGAACATCTGGTCCTATCTTAATAGCAGGATAAGGAAAACGACCTTTAAACATATCAAATGGATGGATATACCATTTATGTTTACGTTGAAAGTCAATATCACCTGATACATAAAGAGCAACTGTTTCTACATTAGGATGTTTATGGGGTTCTACTAATGTGTTAGGTTCCATTGTAAACAGTTCTACTTGAAATGGATAATCTCTATAGAGAACAACTCCATGTACATTTTCAACAAAGGTTACTCCGTCATCTTGTGGAGAATTTAAAGGTTTATTCTCCATCCAATAGAGAGTAAACTCTTCTATCGTCATATCTTTATTCATTAAGCTTTCTTTTTCTTCTTCTTATTCCAGTTGTTTTGCATATCTTTATAGGCTTTAGCACTTATCGTAGACTTCTTTTTACTTCTGCTAGTTCCTGCTTTCTTTCTTTTGTTTATGTTTTCTACTAAGCTCATTTTTAATCTGCTCCATTCTGTTTAAACGTTCTTCACGAGTAAGGTACAACCATTGACTTAAATCTTCAAAGGTGCGATGACATGATATACATCGAGTGCCTTTCATTCGACACACCCCATTACAGGGTGAGTCCTCTACCACTTAACTTTGTCAGCCCAGTAAGCTGCTGACATTTTACCTTTACTTATGTTTTTAGCATGACGTGCTTTAAATGATTTCTGTCTTGCTTTCTCTGAAGCAGTCTTAGGATTAGCACCTGCTCCTTTTTTACCCTGTTGTCCAAAGCGTATTAATTTAACTTGATCACCTGACTTAGCTACAACAACATGAGACTTAGTGGGGTGTCCTGGAGTACGCTTAGGTTTGTTATAACCTGATACTCCTGCTCTTTCTAGTCTGGGATCTTTAGCCATTATTTCTTCTTCCTTTTACTTTTACCTGCTTTACTTAGTGCTATAGCTATTGCTTGCTTTTGTGGTTTACCTGCTTTCATCTCTTTCTTAATGTTTTCAGATATAACCTTTTGTGATTTACCTTTCTTAAGAGGCATGTCTTACTCCTTCTTTGTCTATGACTAATACTTGACGTCTTGGTTCATCTCCTTCTTTAGAAAATGATATATGAATCCAAGAATCATATTCTAAGATGAGCTGATCAAATCCAATAGATGAACTAGCCAGAACTGAAAATACGTGAGGGACATCACCATAACGATCACAAGTAAAATCAGCAGCAAGACCAAGTATGTGTCTACTTGTTCTTTTTGATCCCAAACGATCGTTGAGATCCTCACACCTAAAACCACTACTAATATTAATAGGGTTGTTATCAAGCTTAGTCCTAACATCTTCTAATCCTTTTGCTAAAGTTTTAAGATTCTCTAGTTGTTCTTCGTTAGGAGTATTATCTATTCCGTGTCTAGAAGCAGTTTGAGATCTAGTAAATTCAATTAATGTAAAGTGTTCTGATAATCTCATTTAGTTAAGCCTTTACTTTTCTCCCAAGTTCTAAGACCTGCAAGACCAAGCATGGCTAATGTGAGTTCCATAAGAACGTCTGTTTGTAACTGTGGTAGTACTAAAGTAATGCCCTGTAGTGCAAGCACCCACTGAGTAACTGGGGATACCACAAACACCCAAGCAAAACCAAACCCACTGCACCAACCAAGAAAAGGACGCCAACCACTAACGAAAACAGAGCGATGAGCAGCTTCGATCTTATTCGTCTCAGCCTGAGTGAGATTAATCTGAGCTGCATTGTCAATAAGAGCTTTTTCAATTTCTTGTTTTGCTTTTTCTTTGGCATTATTGTCAGGTATTAGTTTGTCTAGTACAGTACTTATGATTGGTAATATAGCTTGTATCATTTAGACACAATCTCCTTCAGTCGAGATGCAGTCTCCTTGAGAACAGTGTACATTTTTATTGTTTTTACTTGTATAGTTTCTTTGAGAGCGTGGAGTGGATCTCGGATAATTTCGTAAGCCACGAGTATCACACAAATTGAAATCAAATGGAACGTTAAACCCATGTATTTTTCTCCTTAATAATTGACATATTCTAGATAACATTTAAACTACCTTTAATAAAAGTTCTATTGCATTAGCTTTGTTAATAATAATACTAGAAGCTACAATACTACCAAAACCAATTATAATTGCCCAAAGAAGTTTGTTAAGAACAGCCTCTATTTTATCAATACGAGCGTGTATATTAGCATAACGCTCTGCACATATTTCTTCATGATACCTTAATTCTTGTTCTACTTCTTTTGCTGTGGTCATTAATTACCCCAGTCTTGAGAATTCATTACCTCAATTAATTGTGCTACAGTAGTTACACCTGCAATAGCAGTTTCTAATCTATCACATTCTGTTCTGACATGACTTCTTCTTTCTGCAACATCAGTAGGCATATCCACATTACGCTCTACTTTACGAGTCACATACCAATCTGTTTGTGCAAGCATCGTGTTAGATGTATGTTTAACTTGTTGTGTCATATTATGTTTAAGACCATAAGTTACCATTTGTTCTGTTGTATTTTCTACCTGTTTTGTAACAGGATTCCAAACTTGAACATAAAGTGGTGAACCATCTTCTTTTGTTTCTAGTTTATCTTCTAATGCTTTAGGATTGTTGACATCACCATTCCAATAGTATTTATCATCGGCATAAACTGGATCATCTTCCCATGTAATACCAAGTGCATCTTTTTCTGCTTGTGTTGATTTAACTAACCAATTACGAGGATACTGCACACCATCATGGGTAAATCCTTTGTTTGCTTGTAATGTGTTGCCATTAAGTTTGTATGCCATATTGTTTTCCTTTACCTTGCGAGTGAGTTTTTAAATGGGTTTTCTGCAAATGCCATGTATATAAATGTTTGTGCTGATTGGTTTTGTGTATTATAATATTGTCTTTGTTTAAATCCATTAGATAAAATATCTATTGAATAATAAGGCAATTCTGATCCTGCTGAGTTTGTTTCTAATGTAGTATTAATTACATTGTATTTATTACGAGTAGTATCATATATTTCCCATTCACCTCCTGCTGTTGAGTTTTTTGTAATAATAAATGCAGGTCTAAACCCTGTATATACAAATGGACCATAAGTAGAACCATTACCTACATAAGTACCAAATTTAGAAAAACCTGGTATTTCTGCAAAACACAATGCTAAATAATTAGAGCCTCCATTAACATCATTACTATTACCAATAGTAAATCTAGTAGAAGTAGGTGCTGTATTATTCCACCAGTTTGCACCTGTAGTAGCAGCAATAGTTGTATTAAAATATAATACTTTAGTAGCTCCTGCTCCTTGATGATATACTGCCCAATTACCTAAACTTGTATTAGTTGTTTTTGTAATAATCATTTTTGGTACAGAACCAAGTCCATGTCCAACAGTAGAACCAGAACTAGCGTTACCAGTATATGTTACTAAACTAAAACCAGATGTTGGATTAGCATCTACTTGTGATGTTATTGAACCTGCTGTATTTGTAACATAAGTAGAGTCTGAACCTCTCCAGTTCCAACTCACATAAGTTTTACCTGATTCATTAATTTGACCACTTACAAGATCATAACCAAAAGGTGCTGATTGTGGTGAAAAAGCAACTAATCCATTATTTCCATTTGGTGCTGAGATAGAGTTTACTATTGTATGGCTACTATTTCCTACTGTTTTATTATATAAAAAATGATTATAACCATGATTTCTAGTTTTAGTCCAAATAACACTTGGATTAAATTTATCTAAAGGAATATCTCTTCTTGAATTATTTCCACTATATATTGCTGCTTCAAAATGTTCTTTACCATTTTTAATACCACTATCAGGCAAGTTAAATGTATTTATTTTTAAATAACCTGTAGGTGGTGTGTATGCAAAAGGTCTTTGACCAAAGTTATAATCTCCAGTCATTGTGCCGCCATATCCGTTATTTACATTAGAGGTAACAAGACCTGAAACATTTGTAAAAGCTGCATTTGTACCTGTAGCAGGATTACCACTTGCTTGCCATACTCCATTTTTAGACCACCAAATTTTACCACTATCCATATCTAATGCAAAACCAATTACATCACCAGTAGTAAATGTAGAACCATAAGCTCCTTTATTACCTGCATTATATTTATTTCCTGTTAATCCATAATAATACCAACCATTTGCAGTATTAAAATTAATGGTAGTATCATTTTTTAAATCAGCACGAGCAACACCTATTAAAGCATTACCTCCTCCTGTTTGAATTGTGCATTCCCAATACCATTTTCCTGAATCAACAGCAATACTACCACGTTGATTATTAGCATTTCCAGGAGCAATATAATATGTTAAGTTAGCATTAGATGGATAGTAAGAAGAGTTACTTAAATCTATAGAATTTAAAACAGCAAAGTTACCTGTATCTTCATCTGTTAATGTAGGAACATCAGACATTTTATCGTAAGTAGTTGCAGTAGAGGTAGTAAGGTTCATATTAGTAGCAGTGTAATTATTACTATTACCTGATTGATCTGTTACTGTAGAACCACTTGTAGACATATCTAAATAAAAGCCATTAGTGCCATAAGAACCTGTATATGCTTTTGCTTGCCACGCTCCAGTTTCGTTTCCATATTCACCAAAGTCTGAAGGAGTTAATGCTTGTCCATCTACAAAATGAACTTCTGCCATTTGTCCATCAAAATCTAAAACTGAATTAGAAGATCCTCCAACATAATTAGTTACAGAACCCCTATTAAAAGTTGAATCTCTGTTTAAATAAGAAGCTCTATTATCAGTAGAATACGAAGCCTCAATACCATTAACATATATTTTTGCTCTATTTGATGCAGTTGCATTGTCAGTATCCCACATTAAAACAATATGATACCAAGCAGAAGGATCTCGAAATAAATTCGATGTAATAAGAATTGTTCCTGAATTACTAACATTCCACTGAATGTAATCATTAGTGGTTGTAAAATAAACTGAATCATTAAATGAAGCACTTAAAGTAGTAGAAATTAATGTTGGATATAAACCTGAAGGACTAATCAATCCTCTTTTAACCCAACCACTCCATGTCCATTTACGCAAATTTCCATTTGATGCAGGAATTCTACTTAAATATGCAGCCGCAGAATTACGAAATCGTAAACTTTGGTCTATAGGATAAACAGCATCTCCAGATGCTGCTATTGCATTACTGTTACTTAATAAACTCATTTGTGTCCTTAACTAAAAGTTTTACTTACTGTAACGTAAGCATTTGTTCCATTGTCTAAGTATGATAATAAATATACACCTGCTGTAGAAATAGTTGTAAGATCATCAGCATGAATTTTAGTTGTAGCTGCAGCAGTAATTGCTACACCTGCACTATTATCTAATAATACATAGCCAGACTGACCTGATGTATGGTTTGTAAATGTTAATGTACCACCAGAACTTGGTGTACATAAAAAGTTATTTGTTACGTCTTGGTCAAATGATAGATCATTATCTGTAGTAATAGTTCCTCTAAAAGGAACAGTTAATGTATCTGCTACATTTGCTTTTAATGTGTCAACATCATAAGCTTGAACAGTCGATCCAATATCAGTATCAACAACAACATTACTACCACTATTTTGTAGTGTACCTGTAAAGTTTACAGTTGTGTCGTCTAGTAGATCAGCTTTAACAAACGCTGAGATTTGAGATCCAGTAACTTTCTTTGAAGTACCTGATTCGTTGATTTCAAACTCATTGGCTGCTGCTGCTGCTGCGGCTGCCGTTAAGTCTGATATTTTAATATTTGCCATGTTTAATAACTCCTCTTCCAAGTTCCATTTTGATTTTTATAAATTCTAACATTGTTTCTCCACGCTCCATCATATTTAACATACGGAATAAATGTTTTCCAAGTACCTGCTTGTTTATAATAAGGTTCACTTGTAAACGAAGTATACGTTGGAAAACTTACCATAGATGCTATAATATTATTACTTAATTCTGTTTCACCTATTCGTGTATCACTAGCTTCTGTTATACGAGTATCACCATTTTCTAATATACGAACATAACTAATAGTTTCAGGACTTGTAACACCAAATAAAGTTTTTTCTCCTGCTGCTAATTGAGAACCATTAGTGTTTAAACTAGAAGCTCCAGGTCTAATCTTTAAACCTATATTTGCTAATGTTGCATTTGATTGTAAATTAGCAAATTCAATTAATTTAACATCGCCAATACTATTAATTGATGCTGAAGCATTTAAACTTACAGATGTTGGAAATGTTTGAACACCTGCTGTTAATTTAGAACCTGCTCCTGCTAAAGAAGCTGCCCCTGTAGTTGTTAAATAACTTAAAGAAGCTAGTGTACCTGTGCCTGTAAAATTACTTGCACCAATTAAAACTCCAACACTTAAACTTACTTTAGAACCTACTGCTGCTAGACTAGAAAAAGCCTCAATAAAGTTTTCAGTTATTCGACTGTCAGACGACTCCGTTAAGCGTAGATCGCCATTTTCGAGTATGCGAAAGCCGTCTGCCATTTAAATATTTCCTTAAGCTATTGTAAGGTCAATATTACCAATAGAGAATTCTAATGTGTCCCCATCAGCTACAGTTTTAGATGCAGTCATAGCACCATGCCATAACAAGTTACCACCTGATAAAGCATCATGAATACCGATGTGAGTAATAGTACCCCAGTCACCTCCACTTGCAGTGAAAGATACTGCACCTGTATTTGATGTTGTTCCACCTGGTGATGTTGCTGCTGCAAATGTTACTGCTTCACGAGCATAACCATTACCTGATACTTCAGTACCTCCACCTGCATCTGAGGGTGCTGCCGTGTATAATCCAACATACCATGCTGTTGG